ATGAACTCACAATTGGTTATACACAGTCTGGTTATAAAGATACTCATGTGTATTGGGACACTTCAAATCACATCACCATGAATGTGTGGGGTCATGTCATCACACAAAACACAGTGACTGTTGAATACAATGATGTCTATATTGTTGGGGGTGGTCTTGGTATTGGTATTGGTGATCGGGGAGATGGGACACCCGACGCAAACATTCATGTGGTTGGTAATGTCTTTGTGACATCAAATATTAGCACAGCGTCTAATGTTTTGATTACTGGTGACGCAGCAGCCACTTCAAAGACAACGGGTGCCCTTCAAGTTACGGGTGGTGTTGGTGTTCAGGGGGATATTTATGCGAGACACGCCAATCTTGAGGATGTAGAAGCTGATAGTGTTACCGTTACAGATACAACAACATCTACCTCAACAACTACGGGGGCTCTCAAGGTTGCTGGTGGTGTGAGTACCCAAGAAAAACTGAATGTTGGTGGTGTTACTAAAATTTGGGACAGTACCGCGGTCACAGGTAAAACTGATGGCGCCCTAGTTGTTGTTGGTGGTGTTGGTATTAGTGGTGATATTCATGCGACACACGCCAATCTTGAAGATGTGGAGGCTGATAGTGTGACCGTGACTGATACAACAACATCTACAAGTACAACCACAGGTGCCTTAAAAGTGGCTGGTGGTGTGAGTACCCAAGAAAAGTTGAATGTTGGGGGTATTACCAAAATTTGGGACAGTACCGCAGTCACAGGTAAAACTGATGGCGCCCTAGTTGTTGTTGGTGGTGTTGGTATTAGTGGTGATATTCATGCGACACATGCCAACCTTGAAGACGTTGAAGCTGATAGTGTTACCGTTACAGATACAACTGCGGCTACTAATAAGACTTCGGGTGCTCTTCAAGTTGCGGGTGGAGTAGGTGTTTCCGGAGCACTTTATGGTGCTGCGGCCACTTTTGATGGTGTGACATCTGTTACTAATGCTACAGCCGCCACCGGTAAAACCGATGGTGCTCTTATTGTAACTGGTGGTGTGGGTGTTTCCGGAGCACTTTATGGTGCCACAGCCACTTTTGATGGTGTGACTTCAGTGACAAATGCGACGGCCGCCACTGGTAAAACCGATGGCGCCCTTGTAGTGACAGGTGGTGTGGGTGTTTCCGGAGCACTTTATGGTGCTGCGGCTACTTTTGATGGTGTGACTTCAGTGACAAATGCTACAGCTGCCACTGGTAAAACCGATGGTGCCCTTGTAGTGACAGGTGGTGTTGGTATTAGTGGTGACATTTATGGCGCTGCGGCCACTTTTGATGATTTAACTGTAGATGGAACTACACTTACCGTAGATACTGGGAATAATCGTGTTGGTATAGGATTGGCCAATCCATCTTACACTCTGGATGTTGATGGTGACATAAACTTTACCGGCACTTTCCGCGAAAATGGATCTCCATTTGTTGGTAGTCCATGGACAACCAGTGGTAGTGATATCTATTATACAACGGGCAACGTCGGCATCGGGACGAATAATCCCGCACTCCCACTAGAAGTATTTACAGGTAATGGTGCGAATTACGGACTTAGGTTAAGGCGTTACCAGTCTGGTGCTACATACACGGATATAGGACATCTCTCTACACCTGGTACAGAAGGACTCTCCTTTAGTGTTAGTGATGGTAATGCCACTACAAAGGAAGTAATGCGTATCACTTCTGACAACGTCGGCATCGGGACGAACGCACCAACCACCAAACTCCACGTCGCAGGTGGTACAATCACAAACTCAGACCAAGTTGCCAAGAAGACATATTCCTATTCAGGAGATCTAGCGAGTGCTCAAACAATCGCAAACTCCACAATCAAACTTACTTTCACAAATCACACATTCTCCGCAAAGGTTGTCGCTCATCTCATAGAATCAGATAATGAAGTGAGCACACTCTCATTTGAGTGTTGTGGAGGTAACTGGGCCGGTAACGCACCAATATACAATATAGCTCTTGGTCCTGTAACCGTTTTTGGTCCAACGAGTACAAATCCTTGGAATTCAACTGTTACAACGACAACCACAACGGTGTCTTTCAAACCTACAACAAATATGGCGGATGCTGGTCACTACAATGTATTCGTTGAATACTTCTGTCAGGACAGCGCGGGCAAACTTACATCTCTACATGAAGGTGCTACAGCAGAAGTCTCAAACTTTGGCTATTAATTTTAAAATACTCAGTACTAACCACGTTTTTCTTGGGTGAAACCCAGCCAAAAAAATTGTGCTATAATAACAAATGGCAACTACGAATATTCAAAAGTTTGCCGGTGATGTTGAAGTGGGTGGAACGGTAACTGGTGATGGTTCGGGTCTTACAACTCTCAACGGTACTCAGGTGACAACTGGTACCGTTGCAGCAGCGCGTATAGCCAATTTGGATGCCAGTAAGATTACTACAGGGACATTTGGAAGTGCTGATCGTATCCCCAATTTGCCTGCCAGTAAGATTACCTCGGGGACACTTGGAACTGATCGTATCCCCGATTTGGACGCCAGTAAGATTACTTCAGGGACGATAACACAATCCGTTGATACCACAGGAGATGTTAGAGGTGCATCACTTTGGACGGATCGGTATGTACGTCATGAGGGTGACGGTGACACGTACATGGATTTTTCCGACCTTGACACCTATAGGATAGTAAATGCCGGAAGTGAAACGTTTAGAATAAATTCAAGTGGTTACGTGGGTCTCTCTCTTTCAAACCCATCATATCCTCTTCATTTTAGAGATTTTAAATTTACCACTGATAGTAGGCTTTGGATTGGGGAGTTAGCTAACAACACTAATTTGTTCTTTGACATATACAAACCTGGACCAGAGAGTAATGGTCAGACCAGATTTTACATTGGTAATACCGGGGCTTTTGGTCTAGAACGGGCCGGAGCCGCCGATAATCCCGGTATATTTAGTAGATTTAGTTCTGGACAATCAAGTTGGACTTATAGAAGATACAATAATTTTTGGATAGTTGGATTCGATGGTAATAATAATTTTCAATTTGTATATCAGGGTGCTGGTAGGGCGTGGGTATCTAGAGGCCAAAACGTCGGACAGCTTGACTTTACTGGGCAGCATAGATGTATTATTAAAGATTTACCAGTTAAAGAATACGCAAATAAAGAAGGTTTAATTGTTACAGCGGATACAAATACCTACATACAACTAACAGACGAAGAAACTAATACACCAGTAACCGGAAATAAAGCAATAGAAATTAGTCAATCTCTACCAGTTGTATCAATATCTAAGAAGGCATATGATCGAAAATGTTATGGTGTAATTTCGGGAACAGAAGATCCAGAATCTTTTAATAGACAATATTCGGTTGGCGCATTTACTACTAGCATGAAAAAATCTGGTGGTGATACAAGAGCATTTATTAATTCAGTTGGTGAAGGTGCTGTATGGGTTACAAATTTAAATGGTACATTAGAAAGTGGTGATTATATAACTACAAGTAATGTTGCAGGTTATGGTATGAAACAAGATGATGATATTTTGCATAACTATTCGGTTGCTAAAGTTACAATGGATTGTGACTTTAATCCACAATTACAATACGTTAAAAAACCATTGCAGGAATTAAAAACTGTATCTAAATGGTATAGTCAACGTAAAAACGAAATTGATCTTGAAGAATACTCTAATACTTTACCCGAAAATCAGATGACCGAAATACAATACACTTACAAACACAGTAATAATGATTCGATAATTACTAAAGAAGAATATGAAGAAATGAGTGATCAAGAAAAGGCGGTGTATGAATTGATAGAAAAAACGTTATATTTTAGTGTTACTTATGAAGAAATTGATAAATATGAAGAAGATGCTATAGAAAAAGAAGTTGATGAATACGTAAATATATTGGATTCAGATGGAAATATTCAGTGGGTTGATACAGAAGAAACAGAATTAGCTTATGATATTAGATACTTAACAAGTGATGGCACGGAAACCGATGAATCAAATGCATACTGCAAAGCTGCATTTGTAGGTTGCACTTATCACTGTGGATAATTTTTTATTTCTAAAATACACTTTATACAATAGTGACCTGACACTTAAAAAAATAAACTCTCACTATAATATAAAATGTCTGGTGGTATTGCCCAACTCGTCGCTGTCGGTGCTCAGGATGCGCACCTCGTCGGTCAGCCCGAAATCAGCTTTTTCCGCTCTACCTACAAGCGCCACACAAACTTCGCCCAAACCGTGGAACGCCAAGTGATCCAGGGGAATGTTGCCAACAATGGCATGTCCACCATCCGCTTTGAACGCAAGGGGGATCTCCTCAACTATGTGTATCTTGTTGTGAATGACGGTTCTACAACCGAACAAGTCTCTGATTGGACTGCTCTCATTTCCAAGGTTGAACTTCTTGTTGGTGGTCAAGTCATTGATGAGCAGGATTCCACCTACTCTACACTTATCGCTCCAACCCTTTCCGCTACTAATTCTTCCAAGTCCGCGGGTGGTGATCTTTTCGGTGGTTCCACCAACTCTCGATTCTATCCACTCCGCTTTGCTTTCTGTGAAAACTGGCAAACTGCCCTTCCATTGATCAGTCTCCAGTACCACGACGTTGAACTTCGCATTACTTGGGGTTCAGCCGCTGCTGATTCCAGTCGAAAGTGGGATGTTTATGCGAACTACGCATACCTTGACACAAACGAACGTGAGTACTTTGCCTCCACTCCACAAAACATGATCATTACTCAAGTTCAAAAGGCCACTGCTTCTCGTGCGAAGATCCAAGAGCTTAACTTCAATCACCCAGTGAAGTACATGGCTGCGGCTAACACGGCTGGTGTCTATATGCTCAGTGCGATTGGTGGTGTCAATAACAAGACCAAGCTCCAAATTAACGGTACCGATGTGGCGGACTTCAAGTTTGCTAACCCACACTTTTCATCTGTGCCACTCTACTACCACGCTTCCAATGGTAGCTCCGGTATCCTCGGTGGTAACGCCAGCTCTACTGATTTGTTTGTCTATCCATTTTGTTTGGATACAGGCAAGCTTCAGCCAACTGGTACTCTCAACTTCTCCCGCCTTGATACCGCCCGTATTGTGAATGATCTTTCTGTGAATACAGATGATATTTACGCTGTCAATTACAACGTTCTTCGCATCGAGAACGGTATGGGTGGTCTCCTCTATTCTAACTAAATCTCTTCGCATTTAATAAAACACATGTGGAACATAGTATTCCTCCTCGCCATCGTTTTTGTATTGACGTACGATCCAAAATCCAGGACACTTGAAAAGTTTGTGGGACAACCAACCCCACCAACACAAAGATCCTGTGAGCCTACGCATTACGAAGCCGTTCAATTTGCTCAAAGCCCCTATGAATGCCCTCCTCCAGGCAGAACACACATGGGCGCACTTACTTAAAAAGAAGGGACACATTTAAACCATAATGATTCCGATGGACCGCGAAACTCTCATGATGATCGCTACAATCGTGGCGATTGCCGGTGTTATCTTCCTTTTTAAGGAAATGAACAAGGCGAAGCAAGACGTTGAGAGCCTTAAGAATTTCTCAGCCCACCTCGTTCATAGACTTAGTGCCACAGAACCACAATCAGCTTCAATTTCTGAAGAGGAAGATGAAAAAGAAGAAGATGCCGAAGAAAAGAAGGAGGAATAAACATATCCGCTTATTATAACTTGCGAATGCGCAATGAAAAAATACAAAGCTATAGCGATACCGGTCAGCTTTGCTGATGAGAAACCCAAATTTCTCACAGTGAGGGATCGAAGATTTAAGGATTGGATTTTTGTAACAGGGGGTTGCAGAAGAAGGGAGATTTTCAATCCAATTAGGTGTGCTCTCAGGGAGCTCGAGGAAGAGACTCGTGGTACAGTTGCCCTCAAAAATGGTGAATATACAGAGTTTAAATTTACAGTTAAAGAAAGTCCTACAGTTGATCTTGAATACAACGTCTTTATATTTTTTGTAAATTACAATAAATCTGAACAACAGGCTCTCGTAAAGAAGTTTTATGAAGAGAAGCAGAAAACAAATCTTAAGAAAATCAATAAACAACCAATAAAAAAGACATTTGATGAAAATGATTACATGAGTTTTGATACCCTTGAAGAGTTTAACTCACGTAAGCGTTGGAAACTTATAGTTGATAATGTTCTTAGAAATCCAGAGTTTTATTCGTGTGTAACTTCTCTTAATAGAAAAACATTCTCTATTAAATAGAATGAAGTCCAAAGCTTACATTTTAATGCAGATTGGCGAACTCCTGAAAAAGAACAGGGGATACTGTGATCAGGAAGTTGAGTGGTGGGTCAAGGAAAATGAAGAAAAGACAGTATATGAACTTTTGACCCTTAAGAAGGAATTGGGTCAAACACAA